TAGGTTACCAAATGGTAATTATATTGAACCGACTCATTATCACTATGTAGTAATTGTAGATGAAAACGATCAACCGTCAGAGACAGCAGTTATAGTCATGAAGGCCACTCAAGCTAAGAAGTCTAAGAAGTGGAATTCAATGATGCTTTCTCAGAGAAGAAAAGGTAAAAACGGAATGTTCCAACCACCAACATGGTCTCAAATTTATTTGATGAAGACTATGCTTGAAAAGAATAGTTTAGGTTCTTGGTTTGGATGGGAAGTTGAACACCATAAAGACATTCCTAATCAAGACTTAATGGATACGGCTATGTCGTTCTATAAAACTTGTAAGCAAGGAAATACTAAGGTGAATCTTTCTCAAGAAGGCGAGCCACAAGTAACATCAGCACCGTTTTAAATATGGAATCGCTAGAATTTTTTAGCGACCTATTCGGCGGATTAGACTCCGCTTACGGTACCTATGAGCTCAATGGGGCTCATAGGTCTGATGGTAAGGCAGAAGGAAAAGCACTTACTAAGAAAGGGTCTGTAACAAACGAACTATTTGAAAAACATCTAAAAGGTGAAGTCTCTATAGGTATTGTTCCAATTATGAAGGACAATAACTGTAAGTGGGGCTGTATTGATGTAGATAAATATTCTATGGATATTAAATCTACTATTAAAAAAATTAGAGAACTAAAACTTCCACTCTTTCCTTATAGATCTAAGTCTGGTGGATTACATTTATTTTTACATATTGATGGTGTGATAACTGCATCTGAGATGATTAATAAATTAACTGAGATAGCCGGAGTATTAGGTTTTGGAGATTGTGAAATATTTCCTAAACAAAGAACAATTAATGTAGAACTAGGAACTATAGGTAATTGGTTAAATCTACCTTACTTTAATGCAGAAATGACTATGCGATATGCATTAGATGACAACGGCCACTCGATACCTTTTGAGAAATTACCAGAAGCTGTTAGTAAATTTAGATTAAAACCTAAAGATTTCTATGCAATAAAAATTGAAGTACAGGAAAACGGAGACGATATGTTTAAGGAATATCCTCCATGTGTACAATCATTTATGACAACGCAGATGGAGCAAGGTGGTAGAAACGAAGCTTTGTTTAATGTGGGTGTATGTATGATTAAGAAGTTAGGTAAAGAAGGAGCATGGGAACATGATCTTCAAGAAGTAAATAAAGCTTGGGGAGAAAATGCATTACCTGCAAAAGAAGTTAAGGCTACAATTATTAATTCTTTAACTAAAGAAAAAGAATATAATTATAAATGTAACACTCCGCCTGCTAAAAGGTTTTGTAACCAAGATCTATGTATTAAAAGAAAGTTAGGTATAGGTAAAAGTAACTATAGTTTTTCTGTAGATTCTTTTCAAAAGATTAATACTAAGCCACCTAAATATATTTTAACTATTGATAAGAAGCCTATAAGATTAACTGGACAAGAACTTTGTCAGCAACAATTACTTAAAACACAGTTGTTTGATACAGATATTGTTTGGAAAACTATGGAGAAGGAATCATTTCATTTATGGTTAAATTATCTTAAAACAATACAAACTGATGTGGAAGGTTATGACTTTACAGATGATGATAAAGATGAATTTGAATACATATTCAAAAACTTTATTGATGATAACCAAGTTGCAGATGATATATCTCAAACACAAAGTGATTATGTTTATGAAGAAGATGGTTATATGTTTTTTAGATTAGAGGTCTTTAAAAAGTTTTTAAAGAAAGAAGGTCAGAACTTAAAGGCTCCAGAAGTAAAAGAAATATTAATAGACAATGGAGCAGAGTATATAAGGAAGCATAAGGAATACACAGCTAGACTTTGGAAAATATCTAAACCTAAGTTTGAATCTGTAAAAGATCGTAACGTTAACTTTAACAAGAAGATGCCTAGCTTTGATCCAGATAATCAATAAAACTGCTAAAATATTTGGGCCTCCTGGTACAGGTAAAACCACGAGGCTTATTAAAATAATAGAAAAATGGTTAAGGTTAGGTGTACAACCTCATGAGATTGTCTATGTATCTTTCACAAACAAAGCTGTTAACGAAGCTGTATCAAGAGTAGTTAAAAAATTTAAAGATTACAAAGAAGAAGATTTTGATAATTTTAGAACTATTCATTCTTTTTGTAAAAAACATTTAGATAACGTTCAAGTGGTAGATCCTAGAATAGATATGTTGGAGTTTCATACGGATTGGGGAACTGTTTCAGCTAACATGAGTGATGAAGACATGAACAACAGGGTATTTAATAACTGGTTTCTTAGAGTATATGACAAATCTAGAAATTTATTAATTGAACCAGATGAAGCTTTTAGAAGAGAGACAATTAAAAGAGGAAGGTTAATTCAATATAGAGACATCATAAGAAATTATGAAAAATTTAAAAAGAATCATAAAATAGACTTTACAGATATGGTTGAAAAATATATTGAAGAAGTTAATCCACAACATTACAAAGTATTTATAGTAGATGAGGCTCAAGATCTAACTCCACTTCAATGGAAATTTGTCTACAAGATAGCAGAAAAAGCAAAAAGAATTTATTTAGCTGGAGACGATGATCAAGCCATATATGAATGGAATGGTGCAGATGTACATTCTTTTCTAACTTTCCCTGGGAAAGTATTTACCTTAAAAAAATCATATAGATTAAACAAAGATGTCCATAGTTTATCAAAAGAAATATTAAAATTTATAACTGTGAGACAAGAAAAAGAATTTACTAGCAACAATGTAAGAGGTTATATAGAGAGATACTCTAAGTTTAATGAGATTCCAATAGGAAAAATAGAGGGCTCCTGGCTAATTTTAGGAAGAGTAAGAAATAATGTAAACGAATTAAGAGATTTTGCTAGAGCAAAAGGCTTATATTTCCAAGACATGAGAGGTAATAAATCATTTAATATGAACAAATGGTTAGCTATTTCTTATTGGGAGAAGTTAAAAAAGGGAGGAACTCTTAACAAAGAAGAAGTGGGAATTATGTATGACTTTATTCAAGAGATAAAAAGAGGATGGAGAAAGATAGATGCTAAATCTTGGTCAGCTGTTCATCCTAATGAACCTTTAGATCTACAATTTTTAAAAACTCAAGCAGGACTACACACACCTAACAACAATTGGTGGGAAGTACTAAACCGTAAATTTACTATAAAGGACTTGGATTATTTTGAAACTATGTTAAAAAACAATGTAGAACTTGATGACAAAGCTAACATTATTATTGACACTATTCACTCCGTTAAAGGAGGAGAAGCAGACAATGTTATTATATATGAGAAGTCTAATTGGCCATCTCATTTTAATAGTAAGAATGGTAATGATAAAATGGCTGAAGCCCGAGTCTGGTATACAGGAGTGACTCGTGCTAAAAAGACACTTCATTTACTAGCAACAAATCATGAATTTTATTTTCCTATGGGTAAAATATTTTCTAACTATAAAAGGAGTATAGATGAGTAATAAAGATATGTTTGACGAAACGTTTCCACAAGGTAGGCAGGTAGGTGGATCTCATTATAAAGATAATTTTAAAATACAACCTTATGAATTTATTTCAAAAAACAATCTATCATTCTTTCAGGGATGTGTGGTAAAATATGTTTGTAGATATTTATTTAAAGGAACAGCAGAACAAGACCTTGATAAAATCATACATTACTGTGAACTAGAAAAATTAAAATTAAAAGATGATACGAAGAGTAAGAAAAATAATCGTTAAACTTAGAATGCTTTATGCTGATATTAGGGGCCACCACGGTAAAAAATGGGATTACGAACCTGGAGATTGGTATATGGGTAGAAAAAATAAACAGAGAAAGAAAAAATGAGAAGATACATACTTGAACGGATATATCATTACTCAACTTACTTAACGAGTTGGTCATGGCAAAAATTATATGGTAAACGAACTAAAAGAGGAGAGAAGTAATGACTACTGAACTTACATTTACAACGACTGATAGTGACTGGACACCGCCCACTAGCTACCCAGATCTAAGCGATCGTTCTACTATAGCAATAGATTTAGAGACTAGAGATCCTAATATTAAAAAGACAGGACCAGGATGGCCAACTAAAGACGGAGAGATCGTTGGCATAGCAGTAGCAACAGATGGATTCAAAGGATACTTTCCTATAGCTCATGAAAGAGGAGATAATTTAGATCCTAACATGACTATGAAATGGTTTCAAAAAGTAATGGCATCAGATGCGGATAAAATTTGTCACAATGCTTCATACGATATTGGTTGGTGCAGAGCTTCTGGGATAAAAACAAATGGAAGAATTATAGACACTATGCTTGCAGGAGCAATCATTGATGAGAATAGAAGAGGTTATTCTTTAAACGCATTGTCTGCAGAATATCTTGGTGAAATAAAATCAGAAGTAAAATTAAGAGAGAAAGCAGAAGAGTGGGGACTAGATGCTAAAGCAGATTTATGGAAACTACCTCCATCATTTGTAGGAGAATATGCAGAACAAGATGCTGAACTAACTTTAAAACTGTGGAGAAAGTTTGAAACAGAAATTAAATTAAAAAATCTATCTTCTATTTTTGAAATGGAAACAAAGTTATTACCTATTTTAATAGAAATGCGTGAGCATGGAATAAGAATGGATATGAATAAAGCTGAAGTAATGAAGAAAACTTTTGTTTTAGAAGAGAAGAAAAAACTACATGAAATCAAGGGTTTAACGGGAATTGACGTAGAATTATGGGCTGCAACATCTGTGGCTAAAGCCTTCGATTCAATGAAAGTACCTTATGATAGAACAGAAAAAACTAAGGCACCAAGCTTTACTACTAACTGGCTACACAACTGTACTCACCCATTAGCTAAACTTGTTAGAGAAGCAAGAGAGATGAATAAGTTTCATTCAACTTTTATAGACTCTATATTTAAATTCGAACACAAGGGAAGAATACATGCAGAAATTAATCAACTAAGATCTGACAATGGTGGAACAGTAACGGGAAGACTTTCAATGTCTAACCCTAATCTTCAGCAGGTACCTGCAAGAAACAAAGAGTTTGGAAAACAAATTAGATCATTATTTTTACCAGACAAAGAAAAGCAATGGGGATCATTTGATTACTCACAACAAGAACCAAGATTAGTAGTCCACTATGCATCAAGTGTAGATTCTGGATTTGAAGGAAGCTATGAACTAATTAAAGCATATCAAAATGAAGATGCAGACTTCCACCAAGTAGTAGCAGACATGGCCGACATACCAAGATCACAAGCTAAGACAATTAACCTTGGATTATTTTATGGCATGGGTGCAGCGAAACTATCTCGTGAACTTGGAATTGATACAGAGAGTGCCAAACAATTGTTAAAAGAATATAATGCGAAGGTACCTTTTGTAAAACAATTAGCAAATAAATGTATGTCAGTTGCAGATAAAAAAGGTGGTGTTGTAACTATAAGAGGAAGACATTGTAGATTTAATATGTGGGAGCCTAAAGCTTGGGGTGTATTCCAAGCAATGACAGAGCAGGAAGCTTTCTCTAAATACGAAATGCATCAATTAAAACGTGCAGGAACATACAAGGCTTTAAATAAACTGATTCAAGGTAGCGCAGCAGATCAGACTAAACAAGCAATCATTGAATGTTACGAGGAAGGCCACCGGCCACTGCTACAAATACATGATGAATTATGTTTTAATATAGGTGGAGACGCAGACGTTAAAACTATTAAAAATAAAATGGAACATTGTTTAGATGATGTGCCAATGAAAGTTCCTTCTAAAGTTGATATAGCATTGGGGGACAACTGGGGAGAGGCAACGTAATGGGAGAAAAACCAATAGATCCAAAAGATCCTACTTTAATAGTAGGTCAATGTCCTCATTGTAAAGCTAATACTGTTTTTAAGAAAACAGGAGACAAGAATATCTTTCTCTGCAGAGTTTGTTATAAAACTGCAAAGCAATGGAAGAACGGGAAGATACATTGGTTTAAAGTCTCAGAGACTCACCCTTATATCGATTATGTTTAACCAGCAAATAAATGCGTTTCGAAATCTTTGTTATTCGAAGTAACAGCTTCCATATCTCTAGCAATTAATTCTTTAACAATTGTCTTAATTTCTTGAGATGTTTCTTGCATAGCGTTAGTTACTTTACCTTCTTCTAAATAAGCTTGGTTCCAAGAAGATTCTAAGCTAATTTTTCTAGCTAGTAGTGCTTGTTTTGATTCCATCATTTAACTCCTCATAAGTTACTAAACACAGTTTTGGTTGAGTTAGATTTTCTTTCTCAATTTTAACTTTACCCGTGTTTAATTCATTTATGAAATTAGGTATCACTTGCTCTTCAGTGTCACAACTGACTTGATGATCTATATAGGCTCCTAAGTGACGAGCTTGGACACGATATAATTTC